GGGGCAACCCGCCGGGGGCACCACCTAAAGGGGTATTGATATGCCTAATACACAGGCGATTGGTGTTGCTTTTGCGGATCAGGCGCTTATCAACGGCTCGCTTGACTCGGCCACGCTCGTTAATTCAAACGTGCGTAGCGGGTTTAGCGCAGCGCAGCAGGGCGCAACGATTGCGACAACTGGAAACGCTGACGTGTTCGTCATCGCTCCGGTGTCGGGCGTTTTGTCGGCTGCGTGGTTCTCTGGCGTTGATGCGCTGGCTGCAAGCGATATTAACTACATCACGTTTACTATCACCAACCTTGGTACGTCTGGTTCGGGCACCGCAGCGATGCTGGCGGCGACCGATGCCAACACCACCAAGTCAACGGGTGGCACCGCTTTGACTGCTAATGCTCGACGCGTATTGTCGCTGAACGGCACGGCAGCCAACTTGGTGGTGGCAGCCGGTGATCGTCTCCGTATCCGCGCTGCGGCAACGGGCACGCTTGCCAACACTGTCACGTTCCCGGTTTACATGCTCAACTTCAGCGTCTCGTAATATGTCCAATATCTACCTTCGCCACCCCAGACATGGGGAGAAAATTGCTATCTCGTGGATGGAAGCGAGGGAAGATATGGAACAAGGATGGGAGGAGTTTGACCCCTCTGATCCTGATGAGTCTGAACCCTCGGCGTCGTCAGATGTGGCGGCGCTGGGGGATTCTCAGCATAATGCGTTGAGAACGCGTCGCCGCCGTAAGGAGTAAATCATGGCTACAACTGCTGCCGATCAAATCAACGGCGCGTTGCGGCTGATCGGGCAGTTGGCCGAGGGCGAAGTCCCTTCTGCGGCCACCTCGCAGGATGCCCTCACCGCTTTGAACCAGATGCTTGACTCATGGAGTACCGAGCGTTTGGCGGTTTATTCGACCCAAGACCAGATTTACAACTGGCAGCCCAACATCCGCACTATTACGATGGGACCGACCGGCGTGTTTGTAGCCGAGCGCCCTATCTTGATGGATGACGCTACCTATTTCCGTGACCCATCGACCAACGTGTCGTATGGCATCAAACTGATTAACAACGAGCAATACAACAACATTGCCGTTAAGACCGTAACGTCTACGTATCCACAGTTGATGTGGGTCAACATGACCTATCCCAACGTGGAGATTTACGTATACCCAGTGCCGACTAAAGTGCTGGAGTTCCACTTTGTATCGGTGCGCCCGCTGACCCAGCCTGCTGCGCTAGACACCGACTTGGCGTTCCCGCCTGGATACCTGCGTGCGTTCCGATTTAACTTGGCCTGTGAACTTGCGGCGGAGTTTGGTGTCGAACCGTCTCCGCAGGTACAGCGCATTGCTATGACTAGCAAGCGCGACTTGAAGCGCATCAACAACCCGGATGACATGATGGCAATGCCAGCGGCACTGCTCGTCAACCGACCGCGCTTTAACATCTTTACAGGGAATTTCTAAATGGTGCAGGTAGCATGGTACTTGCGCTTGGCCTCAAGGTACGCCTGATGAGCCTCCTCTGGCGTGTTAAATCCGCTTTTTCGGATTTTGCGTCCGTTTGCCATCAATTGCATTCTCCATTTGCCTTGATGGCGACTCACACCAAGAAAGCCGCTTTTGTTTGCTTTAGTTGCGCCTTTAAGGTTTTGAAGGTTTCCAAAGCGATCAACTTCGCGCAAGTTGTTAAAAGCATTGTTGCCTTTTTGACCATCAATATGGTCAATATGCTTTTTAGGCCAATCGCCAGTCATGTACAGCCAAGCAAGCCGATGAGCAAGTATTTTTCTGTTGTTGATAGCAACAGCCCAATACCCAGCCTTCGTCGCAGAACCGGCTTTTTTGCCAATCAATTTGGGTTGGTATTTGTGTTTAAGCCAAAAAAAATTGCCTGTTTCCGGCTCGTAACGCAAAAACTCTTTCAGTTGCCCCAGAGGGATATGGTCATTCGTTCTCATGAGAATGAGTTTACCATAAAAGCAATATGAAAACCCCTATACTTGGAAGCAGTTACGTTATTCGATCCGTAAACGCGGCGGATAACCGATGTGTGAATCTTTACCCAGAGGTAATTCCCGAGGGCGGCAAGGAGCCTGCTTACCTTCAACGTTGCCCCGGCCTGACGTTAAAAGGCACGTATGGCACTGGCCCGATTCGAGGGCTGTGGTCGCTAGGCAACTACCTTTACGTCGTTTCAGGTAACGAGTTTTTTAAAGTAGACGACACTTTTGACGCCTCGGTTGACTTGGCGTTAGAAGACGGCGGCGATATTCTGTTGGAAAGCGGCGGTGATTTGCTGGCTGAAGGCACCGGCGGCGTTTCGCTAGGCACCATCTCTGGCACTGGGCCAGTGTCAATGGCTGACAATGGCACGCAAATTTTTATTGCGGCCAACCCTGACGGCTACATTTTCAATAGCATCACTGAGCAGTTAGAGCAGATTACTGACCCGGACTTTCCGGGGGCGGTAACGGTTGGCTATCTTGACGGGTATTTCGTATTTAACGAGCCGAACTCGCAACGCGTCTGGGTCACAAGCCTATTGGATGGCTTGTCGGTAGACCCCTTGGATTTTGCAAGCGCTGAGGGTTCACCAGACGGGCTAGTATCCCTGATCATTGACCATCGAGAGGCGTGGCTGTTTGGCACGAACTCCGTGGAGGTCTGGTACAACTCCGGCGATTCCGACTTTCCGCTCACCCGTATCCAAGGCGCTTACAACGAGATCGGCTGTATTGCGCCGTACTCGGTAGCCAAGATGGATAACTCCGTCTTTTGGCTTGGCGCAGATGCGCGGGGTCAGGGCATTGTGTATCGAGCCAACGGCTACCAAGGCGTGCGAGTGTCTACCCATGCCGTTGAGTTTGCCATTCAAGGTTATGGCGACTTGTCGGATGCGGTCGGTTACACATATCAGCAGGACGGTCACACGTTCTACGTGCTGAACTTTACCAATGCCGACACGACTTGGGTGTTTGATGCTGCTACGGGTTCTTGGCACGAGCGTGCTGGGTTCCGTAACGGCGACTTCAAGCGTCATCGCGGCAACTGCCATGCGCGGTTTAACGGCGAACCCATCATTGGCGACTACGAGAACGGACGCTTGTACGCGTTCAATCTGGATGTTTACGCCGATGCCGGTGCTACGCAGAAGTGGCTTCGGTCGTGGCGTGCGTTGCCGACCGGCGCTAACAACCTTAACCGTACCGCTCACCACGCTCTTCAGATTGACTGTGAAACAGGCGTTGGTTTGTCAGGATATGCGTTTACTGACCAGCAGTTTTTGGGCAGCGAACTGTCGCAAATCCTGCAAACCGAGATTGGTCAAGACATTATTCTGGACGTGAACTACACCACTGGCGCTGACCCGCAGTTGATGCTGCGTTGGTCAGATGACGGCGGCCACACTTGGAATGGCGAGCGCCAGGTATCGATGGGCCGCATCGGCCAGTACGGCACTCGTGCCATCTTCCGCCGCCTCGGCATGACGACCAAACTGCGTGACCGCGTGTACGAGATCAGCGGCACCGATCCGGTCAAAGTCGCCATTATGGGCGCTGAGTTGCAGATTAGCGGTACAGCGTCGTGACCCAGAACATCACGCAAATCCCTGCTCCGCGTGTGCCGTTTATTGACGAGCGCACCGGCCAGATTTCGCGTGAATGGTTCCGGTTCCTTAACAATCAGTACCAGTTAACGGGTGGCGGCACGACGCAGACCACCATTGCTGACCTTGAGTTGACGCCTTCGTTGGCCGCTAACGTTGAAGACGAGATGGCGGTTGTAAAGGGCCAGATAGACGATCTGCAAAAAGGCCCACCTCGGTTTGAGCCTGGCCTTATCAACTACGGGTCGTTTTACTCAACGCAGACGCAAGCAGCAGCCGTCATCAATACAGCGTATGCCATCACGTACAACAACGCTGATCCCGCGTATGGCGTTTACCGTGATCCAGCCGATAACAGCAAAATTAAGGTTACTCGGCCTGCTATCTACAACGTCCAGTTTTCTATTCAAGTAGACAAGACTTCAGGTGGTACGGGGCGACTGTACATTTGGCCTGCTATTAACGGCACTGCCGTAGCCAACTCTGCGTCACTAATTCAGATTCAGGGCAACAACGCCGAAATCTTCTCTGCCGCTAACTTTTTCTTGCCGTTGTCTAACGGCGATTACTTTCAGTTGTATTTTTCCGTGGATGCACTAGACGTGCAGTTGCAGAACTTTGCGGCTGCCGCTCCAGTCCCGGCCATTCCATCCATTATTTTGACTGTTATGCAGGTGTACGTATGACCGTTTACCTTTCAGCCTTTGCAGGAGCCGGGGCGCAGTTCTTTACCGACGACGGCGCCGTGCTGTCGGGCGGAAAGATCTACACCTACGACGCTG